TATTTATTTGTTTTTGTCTTATCTACTGATTCATTCATACCTGTTGGTTTCATGAATGCTCCATGGGTTGATGGATTAGATACAAAGTCCCAACAAACTAATTCAAAGTCATCTTGTACCTCAACAGTACCTTCTGCCATTTGTTTAACAGATCCTAAACCACGTGAGCTAATACCTAATGTAATATTCATAGATAAAAGTTCTTTTAAGATATTTCCTGCAGGTGTTGATAGAATCTCTACCTCACCTACTAAATCATCACCGTCCCACCATGCATCTAATACATTATGTGAAACATTCGATAAATTAACTACAGAAGATTCAGGGTGATCTAATTCACCTAACGCTCTTCGTTGAGTAATCTCCTGCTCTTTATATCTACTAACTTCTCGTTCTAAAATTGATTTTGGATATACTCGTTCATTTTGATTTGGTGCACCTGCTCTCTGCAATACTCCTGTTACAATAACACGTCCGTTATTTGCCTTCTGCGACTCAGCGATCACAGATGGTGAAACGTGAAATGGTGTATAATCAACTAATAGACTTCTCATCTTATGATTTCTCCCACATGGTTCGTTTTCTATATAAATCGAAGAAAATTCTAGCTAATTCTTTACGAATTACTGCTCGAATAGCTTGCATATCTTGAGATGTTATCTCTTCCTGTATTTTCTTCTTCGTCTTCATTAAAATTTTCTTATCTTTTCACTTATTCTAATCATTTTTTCTGATATCTTATATAAGTTGCTTCTAGTTGACTTCCAATATTTAGTTGCATCAACTCCATCTTCTGTCTTAAGCTTTACATTCTGACTAACTAATCGTTCAATCATAAATAATTTGCTATTAATTTCTTTTATAGCTTTATTTACTTTTTGCTTCGATGATAATGTTGTATCTCTTTTATAATCATTATAAGATGCTTCTGATAAGAATGATTGTTTTGCTATCTTCATGAATTTAGATTCATTGACATCATCATCCTTCTTCTTTTTCTTCTTCTTAAATGCTAAAGGGGTATCAAATGCTTCTCCACCGCCTGTTACACTTATCTCTTTCATCTCTTCTTCTGATTTTCCATATTCAATAATCCATGAATCATCAGTTTCTTCAATACGCTTTATATGCTCTTCTAGCTTCTTATTTAACGACATTCTTTAACTCCTTTATTAAATCATAAGAACGTAGCATTGATACTAAATGTTTATCTCTAATTACGGAATCACTCTTTACATTATGTAATTGAGTTTGTACTTCTGATAGTTTAACTCGAACAACATCATCTTTTACTTTTTTCGTTAACTTCTCTAGAATCTTATTAATAATATTAATCTCACTTACCATATATTTCTTTAGCTTCGAACTATTTGAAATATTATTAATATACTCTCTTAATAAAGATTTTTGTCTAGAATTTAACTTACCATACTTTGTATTAAATTTTTCTAATAATATCTTATATGATAATAATCGTACGTCTTTTTCTTGTTTAGAATATTCATTAAGTACAGTATCATTATCATGCTTATTAGATGTATGTGTACCTGTAATGTGTTCAATAATGTTATATCTGCACTTCATTATTTGTGTAGGGTTATTACTAGTGATATTTGACTCTAATAACTTAAAGATAGATGCATTTAATCGATAGTTAGATACTCTAGATTTAAAAAAGTCATCTAATTTATAATGCTTCTTAATCTCACGAACTAAATTATACTTTTCGCGCTTTGATTTATTACGACTTATTTTACCGTATTCAGCAATAACGATATCAATGAACCGCTCCGCTTTTACATCAGATGTATATTTTTGCTGTTGAAGTGCTTTATACAAATCTAACTCTCTTGCTAATACTGTATCTTTCTTAAAGTATTCTTTAATGATAGAAATTGCAGGTGATTTTTTATTATTCGATAACGTGTCAGAGGTAATCTGACGAGTTAATAGCTCGAATAATACACCTACATTTTTAATTTTACTATGTTTTAAAGCCATGGTATATCCCTATATATTATTATACTCTTATAAATATCAGTCATCTGATAAAGACTCATCTTTTAATAAATTATTTTCATTTAACAAACTAGACTTCTTCATAGATTTTATTAATCCGTCAAAAGATTCTCTAGCTAATGGACTTCCATTATACTTATGTTTAATGGATCTATCTTTATTTCGTGCATCACGACTTCTCGTTTCTGATCCTAAAGGATCTCTGCCACGAATGTGATCTTGTTTACCGTACTTTATTCCTTCAGGCGGTCGGCCGATGTCACCTTCTGATTCAAATGAAAAATCATCATCTTCATCTTCTTCCGGACCTTCTGGTGGGTTTGCAGGATCTGTACCTTCATCTACAATTGATGTTTTTCTAAACGAACTCTTTGCATCTTCAATAACATTAGCACGTTCTTTTTCTATCTCTTCTTTTGATAAGTCAAATATCTTTTCGTAAATCCAATTTTCTGAAAGCATTTGATTTTCCTTGATACTATCAGCTAATGATATCTTTTCACTCCATAGAGATACTTTTTCTTGTTGATATATCATAGATGAGTTAGTTAAATCTAAACTAAATCCAGCTAACTTTTCGTTATCATATCCTTGTGAGTATAAATGAACAATTGCTAACTTCGTTAATTCAGATAGTACAATACGTTGTACTCTCTCAATGGTTCTTGCAAATCGAACATCTTCTGCTGCTAATGTTGCTTTACCCTCTGTAGTTTCATCATATCCTAAGAATGCTTTTGGTATCTTTAATGCTGCAAACATTCTATTTCTTAAGTATTCGATATCATCAATTCCACCGAACTCCATTCCTGATAATGTATCTATCTCAGTACCACTTTGACCACCTCTAATAGGCATATAATAATCTTCCATCATATTTTGCATATTAAATTTAAGATTATATTGACCTGTCTGTGGATCTACATAAGGAACTTTCTTCATCTTATTAATAACTTTTTGCATATAGTTATCAACTTCCGATGGTGGTATATTACCTATATCAATTTTAAACACTCTCTTTTCAGGTGCGCGCATAATTCTATGAATCATCATAGCATCTTCCATAAGAGTTAATTGTTTCCAATTCTTTCTAGCTCCTTCTAACATCGATTTACCGTATGGTAAGAAGTTAGAATCAGATAATAATCTAAAGTGCGCTATTTCATAATTTTCATATTCTGTCTTTTCAGTTTGAACATTTCCACCCATAGATATATCATGAGTAAATTTTACATATTCAGGACGCTCTTCATCTAATCCTTCTTCACGAATCATCTCATATGTTGATATAGGTGCAACATTCGTTATACCTAATTTCTCTGTTATATCTAATTTAAGATACATATCACCATACTTACACATGCTACGAATCCAAGGCCAAAGATTGAATTCTATATTTAATACATCGTAGAATAGATTTCGTAATATATCATGTATCTCTTCATCATCACATTTTATAGTCAATACATCCCCGTACTCATTTTTCATAGTAGATTCATCAGCGTATATATCTAATGCAGATGATATTATAGAATCTTCATCCATTGATTCATAATCTGTGAATAAATTAATACGTTGTGTTTGAAATGTTTGATATTGATTATAAGTCATGTTCGCAGTTGTACCGTGCAACTTATTATATCTATCGACTAACCTATTTGTAGCTAATTTATTAGTAGCTTGTGCTCTATTAACATCAATAACCTTTAGCTTATTTTTACCAACTTTACGTACTATTGTATTAGTAGAAAAAAGTGTTTGTAATCTTCCGAAAAATGTTTTATCTGCCATTTTATTCCTTTATATAAGCCACGTTAAATCTTCTTGATCATCACCTAATTGCATATTCCACGAATCATGAGTTTTTGCATCTGTCTGACCATATACTCCGTCATGTCCAGTTGCCGAGCCCATTAATCCAATTGCTCGCTTGTTTAACTCTAATCCTTCATTACGCAATTTTAATGCTGTATCTCGTACATACATAGCAATTGCATATGCCATTACAAGATCATCATTATACCCTTGTTGCGCTTCTGGTCTTGATCCTTTCCATATAAATACGAATAGTTCATCAATTAACCTTTTTGAGCGCACAATGCAGGCTTTTTCTCTAAAATAAATATCAAGTTTGGAAACTAAAAGTGGTCTCGTTCTACTCGATGTTGTAAATCCAGGTACCATTTGTGACTTATCTTTCATATCATAACCTTTACGTAATTGTACTTCTGGATCAACTACACCTTCATGTTTATAGGTGTAGTATAAATTTCTATAACCTCTATCTATTGCTGGTTGGAGAGCTGCCCAACCTATATTTGCATTTTCTATAACTAATAATGCTTCATTATATTCATTAGCAACATTTACTAACATATTACCAAATTCTTTAACACCAACTTGACCTTTATATTCAGCAACTTGTGTAACAGTTTCAATATCTATTATATGGAATGCTGAATAGTCAGCTCCATCTCCACGAGCGACATCAGCTACAACAATGTAGTTGCGTGTATAATCAGGGTACTCCCATATCCACATCGCATCATCATGACCTCGTTTCTCAACAGGATCTTTACATTGATTTAATCTAAACCACTCTAATAATTGTCCTGGAATTACACTGTTACCGGATGATATAAAATCACAATCACATTCTTGTGCTGCTTGATCAGGACCTAGAATAACATCTTGCTCATCTCTCCAATCTTGTTCTCTCTCAGGATGTACAGTCCAGTGTAATTTTATAGTGTTGAATTTATTTTCATTTGCTTCTGCTTTCATCCATGTTCTATGAAAGAAGTTACCTGTTCCATTAGGCGTTGATAATACAATTGCTTTACCACCAGTTGCTAATGTTTGTTGTGCTGAAGTCCATATATCATCTACTTTATCAATAAATGCTGCTTCATCAATTACTAGCAATGATAGTGCTTCAGAACGACCAGCATCAGGTGAACTAGATACAGCTTTTACTTGAGATCCATTTCTCATTCTCAGAGATAATTTATTATCCTCTACTACTCCTGGTCTAAGCCAACTAGGTAGATAATCATGCATAACTCTAACTTTAGTTACTAAGTTTTTTGCTGTATCCTGTTTAATTGCAATTACTAAACAGTTAAAATCTTCGTTAAAGATCATAGACCATAAGGAATATCCCGCTGTTAGAGTTGATATACCTAATTGACGAGATTTTAGTATGATATTATAATCATGATCTTTGAACTGTAGTAGTGAATCTTCTTGGAATGGATATAAGTCGAATTTAATCTTACCGCGAACAGGGTGCTGAATCATACAATATTTTCGCATGAAATATATCGGATCTTTAGCACATTTTATATACTCTGCAGCTACTACTTCTTTTATACTTTGTTTGGCCATACTATATATAAATATATATTAGGAAGATGTTTTAGTTACTTCTTACCTCTTTTTTCCATAGTACGTCCACCGAAGTAGGCACCAATAACTGTTATAAGAACTAATTGTAGTAAATCAGTCCATTTTTCCTCTACTGTAAATGATATTGCACCTGCATCAATGAATATCATCAATACAGTTGATACAACTAAAAAGATTAAAACTAATGGTCTAACATTTTTTGATAACCAAGAATCTGAATTCATATCTGCTGACCATCGATCAGTGATATTTTGCTCCATTTTAGCTTCATGGTTAGCAATTAATTCTTGCATCTTACGTTTTGCTTCCAATTTTTCAGCTTTAGTAGTTGTTAGGTTATCTAATACTCCACCTACACCTTCTACTAATTCAGCTGCTCCACCTGCAAATATTTTATTCAATATACCCATACTACTTCCTATCGTCGAATCTTCTCAACTTATTATTCTTATCACGATAAAAAACAATCTTTTCTAGTAACTCATCAAGACTTAGCGTCTCAGCTAACTTACTATACATTGTTTTCGCGATCTTATAAACTTTACTCCCTTTAGGAGCTTTAAGTGCAGTTCGTAGCTTCACTACATTACCTGTATCAGGATTATCAATTCGTTTATCTCCATGTGTTTTACGAACATCTAACTCTTCTAACTCTCCAGCTGGTTCTTGCATTAGAGCAGCATTGAAAGCAGATTGCACTTTTTGAACAACTTTATGAAGCTTGATTAACTCCGCTTTCATCTTTTCACGTTTTTTAGGATCTTTTTCAGCTACAAATTGTTTACGTAATTGCTGCTGTTTTAATTGAACATCATAAAGAGCTTCTGTCGCTTTTTTAAATTTTTTAGACATAGATGCTTCTACTAATTGATCTATCTCTTGATGAATTATTTCCATTAACTTACTTTTTTTCATTTCTAGCTTCCTGTATTTTAGTTACCTGCTCATCAAATTCTTTACGTAATTCATCTGTTGATTTACCTCCAGACCAATCTTCTATATCACCTGCTTCTGTCACAAATTTCTGTGCATCACGTGAGCTTAACCACTCATAATATTCTTTCGTTACATCCGCTAGCCATACATCAAAATTTTTATCTCCTATACTTTTAATAAAATCATCATATGTACCGCTAATTTTCATCTCCTGTTCCCATTTGGATGTACAAATAAAGCACATACCCCAACGTCTATATGTATGCTTGTGAGCTTCATGTCTCATTTTACCTGAACATTTAGGGCAAGATAATGGTACAGAATAATGTTCTCGAGCAGAGTTTAATGTATTAATAGTACGCTTTATACCATTCTTAATAGTCCACTGCTTACCTTTCTCTTCCCAAACATCACCTTCCTGTCGTTTATAATTACCTTTCGTGTACCCAGATCTAACTTGAGTCTTATCACCATATTTTTTAGTGATTAGATTCCTCATTCTCTGCACTCTAGCTTCTGATATTCCTTTTTTCATAACCTTCCTTAAAACGTCATCATCCCAGCAATTTGATTTACTGGTCCAAATGATCCTGTTAATTTATATGTATTACCTTTATATATAAATACTAATCCTTCTGATGGTATAATTGTTTTGAATCCACCAATAGCTTTAATTTTTTTCAATTGTGCTACTAATCTATTCATCTTCTTTATATCACCACCACCTCTAACATCTGTAATAGCTTTTGCAACTTGCTTACGTACATTCTGTACAGCTTTAGCAGGATTAACTGCTAAAAATCCTTCAACATTTTTCAATACTTCTGCACCTAATTCAAAGAATAATGTTTCGAATGGGAACATATTTTTCTTTACTTGATCGACATGCTTCTGCTTATCAAACTCTTTTGCAGCTGCTAATAGAGTTTCATCTTCTATATTCTTCTTATCTAATCTATATGATTTGTCATTAAATGCCCATCGTGTAACTAACCCTCTCTTAATTGTAGGATTAGCTTTTTTAAATTTCTTATCAATGAAAGCTTCCCACCAAGCTTGATGATATTCATTTAATGTATTTGAATCACTCATACTAAACTTAGATTGTAATTTTTGTAATTTTTTTAAAAAGTAATCTTGACGGTCGCTAAAGTCTTGATGTGGGTTAACTTTTAATACCTTTGGTCCGATAATACTAAAACTCTTTTGCATATTAGAGTTTATTTGCTTAATCATTCCCGCTAACATTCTAGCACCATCTGATACAGAACCAACAGCTTTACCATCTTTATACATTAGTACGTTATGAAATTGTAGATATGGTGCATCATATGATATTACATTAGCAGATGCAGGGTACATGATCTCCATATTCACCCAGTTATTACCATTATTGAATATCTTCAATTTTTGCTTATCTGATAATTTACCTATAGCTTTTGATAGATCATTCATAGCGTAGTTAAATGCTTTCTCAATATTACCTCTATTTAAAAACTTTTTAGCAACAGCTTTTGAATCCATTCCACCGCGCTTTAAATCACCGGAATTTCTAGCTGCTTTTAATTCACCATCCCATGTAATAAATAAATTTTGACCATCCGTTTTCTCTGTAGCAGCTGATTCAAGATCTATATTACCTTGTAAAGATTGTTTTATAATATTTTTGAAATCTCCAAACGTTAAATTTTTATCATCAAATGGATGGGACATATGTCCATATGCTCCACCTTCTAATAACAATCCTTCATTTACTAATCTATACTTTAATAATGGTCTACCATTTATTAATATATCACCCTTCTCATTCTTACTAATCGTTTTTACAACAATTCGCTTGTTTTTAAACTTACCACCTAATATTGTATCACCAACTTTAATAGGAATAGTAATATCTTCCTTTACCGTATTTGGGTTCTTATCTACTTTATTAGGTTCTTTTACTTTTTCACCTGTAGGTGTTTTTCCCTTCTTAGAAGTATCTGCATCTAAAAAGTTTAAGAATTCCATACCTGCTACTCTAGCTATTTTTGTAATAAATTTTCTCCAAGCACTATACGCTTTTGTTTGCGTGTAATCTTTTGGATTACTGGGCGTTGTTACTCCAGGAACTCCTGCAGGGAAGAATGATGGTGACCTCGTATCTCCTCTATATCTTGACGGCTCTAGCATTACTTCTTCTTCACCTGATAAATAATTTATTATCTGCCAACCCATTTTATCAGCAATTTGTTTTGTTGCTCCTTTATATGCTGATTGTCGACCATACCAACCTTGTGGGCCATCATCTACTGGAGGTGCACCACCTGTTGTATTCATCTCTGAAATAATTTTAGTTACTGCACCTGTATCTATAAATCTACCGATGCTTTCATTTACGTTAAGCTTATTGGTAATTAACTTATAATTTTTCATATGGCCGAATATATGTTTAAATAATCGAGCTCTATCACCATCAGTTATAGTTGGTGCTCCTAAAGCTGTTCTAATAGCTGTACCAGACATTTCTCCGTATCCAGGCACCTTTAATGATACATGAGGTGCAATAATTGTATAAGCTCCTTCTTTATATCCAACTTCAGCTTTACCTTTCCATGGTCTAAAAAACTTACCACCTAATCGCTGCTGATCTTTTTCACCGATCATAAATACAGCAGCAGTTGTTTCAGGATCATACTTCTTAAGTATCTCTTCTGCTTTATAAGGATTTTTAACTTTTACAACATTTTTAATACCGTACGAGCTTATTATTTTCTTCTTATCATTAAACGAAAATGGTGATTTAGGTAATTGAACCTTATCTGATGTTGCTACATATGCATCTTTGAATTTAGATTTTAGCCACTTATATGCTTGTGCATGATGTTTACCCATAGGTTGAAATCTACCTGGGTAGATAGCAACAATGGTTGTTATATTAGAGTTAGCTTCTTCAATTATATTATTTGCTAACCACGTACCTAATGTTAAGTTATTATCCATAATAATAAATATACCTACAAATACTATATACCAAGTTATGTTCCACTTATTTTACCTATATTAGCTGTTGCCAGTGAATTAACTTTTCCTATACTTGCTGCTGCTAACCCCATTATATTATGACTGTAACCTGGAGCGGTTGCTGTATAATCTACTGTTACATATAATTCATATAATGTTATACCTTGAGTATTTGGATCTATTCTAACGCTACAGTTGTTTATATATGCATAAGTCAAAGCACTTGACCCATCTTGTTGTTTGTTGACAGCAGCTGTTGTTTGTGTATTTTGGGTGGTAGTCCAATTTTCATGTTCAATAGCAAATTCCCCATCAGAACTGTGAATTAATGACATCGCTGCAACAGCAGCTCCAGCTCTACCAGCTTTTCCATTTGCTGATATTGTAAAACTATTTATTGTAGCACCACTTAAAGAACCATTTAAATCTTCTAATACTGCTATCCAATCACAAGTTGTACTATTTTGTGATACACTTGTTCCTGTATCATCATCAGCAGCGTTAGGGTATGGATCAGCTGACCATCCTGTTTGAGATGTTGTCGATGTTGGTCTAAGTACTACTGTTGCCATATTATGCGTTAACCTCTACAAACGTATTATCCGGATTAAACCATATTTGACCTTGTGTTGAGTGGTATATTTTATACCCAATAACTCTTACTATATTACCATTGCCTGAAGGTGCAGTAGCACTACCTGATCCTGCGTTAGTTGTTAAATATAATGGGTCTCCTATTGCTCCTGCATCATGGCCTAAAGAGACCATACCTCTTAACAATACTCCATCAAGATCAGAAGCTGCTCCTATTGCTACTCCTAATAATCCATCTGATTTTGTATTATCATCGGCATCTGCTAATTCCCATGCACCTGATGAATTATAATGATATATTGATCCTGCTACCATTGATGTAGTGCTACCAAAATAAACTACATCACCTTCACTTGTACCCGCAACGTGACTAGGTGGGTCAAATCTTCGACCTCTTGCTTTTATGTTCCCAACAACTGTTAAAAGTTCAGTAGGAGATGTGGTTCCTATACCTACAGCACCAGAAGCAGAAATTGTCATTGCAACTGTGTTTAGCACTGCAAATTGCATTCCTCTACCATATCCAGCTGAACCTGTCGTTCCTATTACTAAATTATTACTTAATCCACCAGCTAAAGGAGTTGCATCAGGCCATTGAGTATTTGCTCCTGTATGACCTATTATAGATCTAATAGCTCCCCCATCTTGCTCAAACAACATAAATGGATTGTCTGCTTCATCATTATTATCAGTGTCTGCCTGAAGTATTAAATTTGCATCTCCAGCTGTTCCTGCTGTGATGGTAACTGTGGTCGATGCTACTGTAAGATCATTTCCTGGTGAGGATAGATTATCAGTGTATATAGTTCCACTTGCACTTATATTACCTGAGGCTGTTACATTGGTTAAAGTAGCATCTCCATCTATAGTTAATAAAGAATTACCAACCGTATCAGTTCCTATTGCTACTTTATCAGCTCCTGCATCGGTAAAGAATAAATGAGTATCAGTATCTCCTTCTATTCTGAAATCACATGATGATGCTCCTAATTCATTTATTTTAACTCCTGCTGATGTAAAATTAGCTACTTGTATTCCATTAGCATTTATTTGAAAGCCATCATCGCCAACTAATTTAAAAAATGTAGTTGATTGGTTACTGGATCGTAATAGAAAATCATCTGCAGCATAAATATCTTGATTTGCAGAAAAAACTAAATCACCATTTAAAGTAGTAGTACCATCTATATCTACATCACCATTAAGGTCAACATTTTGGTGGAAAATAGAAGTACCATATATATTATTATTATTAGACGCGCTTATAACTATTCTAGCACCTTTTAATTTTTTAGCATCTCCTAATGTAATGTCATCTGCAAAATTTGAAGTACTAGCTATATCTAATGTATTAGCTTTTATTTCACCACTTGCACTTATATCACCTGAGGCTGTTATATTACCCGTAAATGTGTGGGTGTCATCAACTGTGTCTCCAAATTCAGTTGAACCTGAACTAAATGAAGTTGTCATGTGTGTTACAGAAGAAGAGATTACATACTGTTCTGCTGTTATTTTATCGAATCGTATATCGCTCAGAACTGCTGAGCCGGAGCCGTACCATAACTGATGTGTGTCTAAGTTTATAGCAAATTCACCATCTAATAGCCCACTAGGTACAGCTGACTGTGAGCCGTATTTTAATTGTATTTTACCCATTTAGAATGTTCCTCCACTCATATTATTAAAATAAATATCACCGCTCGCACTTATATTACCTGATGATGTTATGTTTCCCGCTATCTCTACTAGATCAGTACCTAATTTAATATACGTAATATCAGTTGTCGGTGACACAAACGCTTTAGCTTTAAAGTAATCGCTTATTGATTCTCCGCCAATAGTTGATGTAGCTGTTCTAATCGACTTACCATCCTTTAATGAATCTAAATCTGATTTGCTAAATGATGTACCACCTATACGGATTGTATTTGCATCGAAGTCCCCGGTGGATGCTGTAATTGATGTACATATCACATGGCCGAACGATCCGGTTGAAGATACGCTTAGGTCAGTAATAGTAGCTAGTGAGCCAGTACCGTTCACAATTTCACCGCTACTTGATATCTGCAGTAATCGCTGATACGTATCTTGAATATTTTGACCTGTTAAATTTGCTGATGCCATTTATTCTTTATAACCATTTTTTATTTTTAGTTTCTAGTACTTTTAAAACACCGCGAACTATTTTTTCAGTGTCATTAATTTTATTTTCATTTAAATAAGTTGCAATTATATTATTTAATGAATCTTTTTTATATGATATGTTTTTAATATTAATATTTTCCTTTACTAAAAGTTTAAAAACATTTACAATGTGATCACGCTCAGATAATAGAATATTATCACCTTTTACCTGCTTTACTGTTGCTTCCATAACCGGGCCCTTCGACTTAGTTGATTTTACTTCTACTGTAACTTTTTTACTAGCATCTACTTGAAAATTATTTTCCCAAGGTGTAAAGAATGTATCTTCTGCAATAACTTCTAATCGAATACTACCTTTAGTGTTTTCATCTATAAGGCCCTTTAACTTTCTAATTGGTATTTTACAGTTACCATTAGAATCGATTTTACCGTTAAATAATAGAGAGTAATCGTTTGTCTCAACAACTAATCTAGCTTCTGATTTTTTAAGGCTCGCACCTTCTAATGCTATTGTGCATTCAAATAGTTCTGATTTATCCGTGAATAATTTGTACATTAGCTTTTATCTCCTCAGCTATCATTTTTACATCTTCTACATATGCTTTAATATTTTTAACTTCTTTCCGTTCATTATACATTTTAATACCTCTACGTCTCATGATTAGTCGAATAAACTTTTTCTTATCTTTTTCAGGAAGCTTCTCTAGCTTACGCTTTACAGCGTCTCCACCATTAGAGCTTTCAACGATTTCTAATATTAAACTCCAAACATATGAGTTATCACTCCATGTGAAGTTAGCTTCTTCCCAATTTACTATACCATCAGCCATATATAAATATCATCCTATTTATTAAAAAGTACCACCACTCATACTACCACTTATCCATAATGATCCAGAATTATCTACTTCAAGTAATTTCCATCCAGGTGATATAGTTGCAATTCCAGTACCTGTCCATACTCTAAATTTATGATCATGATGTGCATTAGCGTTATCTAATAAAACGTCAAAACCTGCATTCGTTTTTATGTAAGGATTGTTAGGTAGCGTATCACCATAATCTACTGGTGAGCCACCGTGTAGTGAGACAGGTGAACCGGTAGCTGCATTAGTTACATTTATACCGTAAAATCCATCTACAATATTCATTTGTGAATGTGAATTAGGTAGAGTGAGGGTTGCTGAATTATTATCACCTGGAGTTAATGCATACTTAACCGTACTACTACCAGTTGTTGCAGTTCCTTCCGATGCGCGTTGATTGGGTAACCCTGACCCGCTTATGATTACATTATATGTTATCGATGATGATACGTGGCTAAAGCTTATATCGTCTGCAGGTGGAACTCCAGTCATGGTATTAGTGATAAATAAGTGTTCACTAGATGCAGATACTGTTAATCGATTTATAGTGTAGCGATGTCTTTTTATCGCTCTATATGTTTGAGCAATAACTTCAGATCCAGATGATCCTAAAGACAGTACAACAGGTATTCCAGAACTCGACGGTGTAGTGAGGGGATAATCTATTAACCCTTGTACACTACCTGTTTGCTGAAATGATGATGATGGATTTACGTAAAACACTTTAAAGGCATATCCATCAGGCTGCTTTAAATACCAGAATGATCCTGTTTGATATATAGGAGCTAGCCAACTCTGTGATACTGTAGCTCCGGACATAGTAACAACATACTGCTGTGCTACAGAGTCTACACTTTGCGATACTCCTGCAGTTATGGATCCAGATGGTATGAAATGTATTTCACCTGACTCTACTTTAACTTTATGTTTTGATGATAATCCCACTTATTGCCCTTTTACTTTTGTAATTGTATAACCGATAGCAAATGATATTGGTTCAAATATATACCTAATTAACATACCAGGTAAGTAGCGACGCTGATCAGTCATTACTGCCTTTATATCTCTTGTTCTACACTTAGCCATATATTTACCTAATCGAAATATAAGCTTATTTTTGCTCATTAAATTTGTAAATGGTTTAAATATTTTATAATATCCTACTTGATGATATGGCGTTAAATAATTGTTTAAATGTTTATTCCATAAAACACGATTATCATACCATTCTTGTGTTCCCATTGAGTTATATATTGTATTACATATTATTTTTGTACCTGTAGATGCATCATTCTCATAACCAGAAAACTCATCCATGCCGTGTGGAGCTGCTTGATTTAAATTCGGTGCGCGATCAGCATCTATTGCAACTGTCATTATTTCAGGAGTTGATTTAGCTTCTAAAGAAAGTGGGGACGAGATTTCTATAGCGTTTAATTCGTCGTCATAATCTGAAACGGCTTCTTCTCCTAAGATCTCTTTACTGATTCTTCTTAAACTCTTTTCTTGTCCTAACCCTGGCACTGGCATAACTTACCCTCCACCTTACGCTTCAATTCATCTATCTGAGATTGCTGCTCTTTAATTCCTTCTATTAGTAGCGGTATTAATTTTTCATATCGAACAGATAATGTATTATCTACCTCTCGAACTATCTCAGGAAGAACATCTCGTACCTCCTGTGCGATAACTCCCACATCATGTTTACCAACTTTTGTTGGACTAGCATTATCTCCCCAAGTAAATGTATTACCGGAAAGCTTACGTATCTTATCGATAGGGTGCTCAATTTGCTTTATATTAATCTTCTTAGTAATATCCGATGTGCTGAATGCTATTATATCTCCTGTACATCGAATTTCACTTTCTGCAGAGTTACCTACATCTAAATCACCTACGATTCGAGAATTCGCAGTTGATGTAAGTCCAAAAGGATGTGTTGTACCTCCAATAAGTCTAATCTTAGGTAAACTATCAACTATAGGTTGAATACTGAATTTATATATCCCACCAGATGCTAAATTGTAAAATGCTACTGCCATATTAAAATTCCTCCGTTGACAACCATGGGGTGTCGTCATATGCTTTATTTGAAGCGTCAGACGATGCTCCAAAGCTGGCTGGGGTGTCAGTATCTACGTACAGCTGTACGTCTCTATTTGATGCTACTTCAATTGTAAATGGTATTTGAGAGCTTCCTAGTGCTGACATAGGTGTTATATTTCGTATTGCTCCACAATCTCGATCATCCCCATCTTTATCTTCTACAGAAGTACCTTCGGCGGTTAAGTCATCTTCATTTGTGATGCAATCTAAATCAATTATTACATGGCTCGTTTGGTCTCCTCCTGCTGAGCCGTCTAGAAATATATCTATGACTTCTACACCCCCTCCCATGGTTTGGTGTTTAATATATTTATCAGAATTATCACTATTAATAGTTAATGTTGTTTGACGTAATGCTCTAGCAACTGCATACCCATCGAAGGTAGCATTAGATGCTGTTAAATCACCAGTCGGTGTTAGATGGAAGTTGGAAGATGATATTTCAACAGATCCACCTGATCCAGATATAAATTGTGTATTAGGATTCCCTACGTAAAAGCTGTCTGTGCGAACATCTAATAATCCTGGTGATAACGATGTTGAGCTTTGAAACCGTAGGTACGACTCACTATGACCTACAAGCTCCATACCTACACCGGAGTAGCTCGTAAATGTTCCAGCTGGATCTAATACCATAGATCCAGAGTATAAAAATACACCTCCACCGGCTCCATCAGCTGAACCGGATGCGTAGTTAAATCCCTTATAATTTGATGTCCGTAAGTTAGCCATTATAATGTCCCGTCAAATCCTTCTAATACAAATCCATCTCCTATACTTATCGATCCGGATAATTGGTTACTATTTCCACCTATATATAAGTTACTCCCACCAAAATCAACTCCAAGCTTTTCCAGCACTATATTACTCGTAACTCCAGCTGGGTTGACAAACTCAAACTTAAAATCTAATACATCATCTGCTTGCATCGTAGGTATAGGAACTTCAATGAATGTATGATTTGGTGTAAATCCTGTTTGACGTGATCCACGAATGGATACATCACCGATGTGCCATTTCCCCTGTCTTACTACGAATATTATATGTGCGTCTGTATCTGATGGTGGTATGAATGCTAGATCTAACATCTGACGAGTTACCACTCCGTTATTTACAGGTACTGGAGTTACTGTATTAGATTCAAAGGATGCGGGTACTGTAGCGGTTGCTCCAGACCTACCTGTACCTGATGATGCGTTAGAACTTCCGCGAGATGACGCTATATTACTAAATGTTACATTATTACCAAAAACATTCATAGTTTGCGGTGTTGAGTACTCGAGATCACTTTTTATTGTACCTAGTTTTTCACCGTGATTACTATCACCACCTATATTAGAGCCTGATACATAAATATCTATTTCTGATTGTAATTGTTGATCTGTTGTTTTTTCAGCTTGCACGTCTAATGTAATAGCATACTCATTTTCTTTATATAAGGAAACACTTTGACTGCTCTTAAATCTAATATACGATGAGCTATTTTCTATTAACTCACTCCCAGATATTGTAACTCCAGACATTATAGGAAAATTAGATTGTGATACAAAAGGATTACCATGTGCAGGTGTTAATCCTACAGATTCAGATATCCAGTAGTTTGCAACAACACTCTGTGTGAAGAAGTTACCCATACTATCATATGGCAATACACTATCGGGATCAGTAAAAATATCATTATCTTCTAATATATCCTCACTAGCTAATGTATACGCGCTAAAGCCTTGGCTTTTAACATACGTTTTTATACCGTATACATCTCCTGATATAGGATCCAAGTTTTTTAGTGTAATGTTAGCAAACGATTGTGAGTTATTAGATCCAGATATGTAACTACCTGCTTGAGTCCATGTCATAGTAAAATTACTTGTAGTAAATGTGCTTGGCTCGTGTATAGACGATACTGCTGTTGTTAGCGGCTCTGAACCTCTAGTAGTACTTCCAACTGTTACCTCGGATATGACGTCTAAAGCCCATGGTTGTACCTGGACTCGTGTATTATCTATAATAGATATAATATTCGGTGTGAATGTTAAAGTCTCACCTATTGCGAGTTCTGTAGTAGATGGTAAACTATAGTTATGAGTTATACTAGTAAACTGTAAGTCGGTCATGTCGTATGTAAATGTATTACCTGCTATATCTATAAACGCTTCCCCGTTACCTGTGTTTGAATACGTAATAGTACCTGCTGTCGATGATGTTACTGTTGTACCAGAAACAAATTCATATTCAAGATATTCTCGAATTTTTTCTGTAATAGCTGCTCCAGGAACATGATTGAATATAATACTTGATGTATTGTCTTTCTCTGGTGATATAGGTATCACTGTAGTCCACTTAATATTATACTTATCTTCCCACGCTCGTGAAACAGGATTACCGTTTGGTCGGAACTTAGCTACACCTAATATTGTTATTCTACCGAGGCCTGCTGGAGTATCATTATACACATATATACCTACAACGCGTCTACCTGTAGAGTCTACATACTTATTAACGTGATGGTATATAGGTACTCCGTTTGAATCAGTAACCTCGACTAATATTTCTGTGTTATTTTTTAGTAATGATGTATTACCATATATTTTAAAACTATTTTTACCGGATGTTAATTCGTCAGGAACATCAGACACTTTAAAGTATTCAGAATACTGAGTTGTATCTGAAATAAGTACAGGCACTTCATTGAGTCCTAGATGTGGATTTTTTCTCTGTATCACATGTTCTCCGATATATCTACTTGAGTCTACCTCGAGTATCGTATATAAATATACAAGTGTTAGTAAATAACGTTACTTAAGTTACCTTGTTTAGATATCTCAATAACATCATCTACCATATCTTTCATGATATCGATATGTGATATAATTAATATAAAATCAAACTCTGTTTTAAGGTAATCAAATAACATTGAGATTGAGTTTATGTTATTTGAATCTAGATTACCAAATCCTTCATCAATAGCTAAGAAGGTTGGCCTTGGTAGATTAGAGATGTTAATTAATGCAACTCTAATAGCTAATGATGATATAAACTTCTCCATACCTGATGTCATATCTAATGACCAAGAGCTATCCCCATATTTAATATATGTTAATATATTCTTACCATCTACATCAAACTCTAATTCAAAGTCAACAACTTGTGATAAAATATTATTAACTTCTTCTTGGATGTATGGTAATGTATCTGATATTATTTCATACGGTATACCATCTCGCTTAATTGCGTCAAGATAGTATTCATACGCTTTAAGTCTAATCTCTAATTCATGTGCCTTCTTTATATGACTATTTATATTACGGATATTTGTTTTACAAACTTTTATATCACTGTAACATAGCTGACACTTACTATTAATAGTGTTTAGCTCATGTTTAAGAGTGTTTTCTTGATTAGTCAATGTATCTATTATATCATTAATCTTTTTATTCTCTTCAATAGCTTTTATATTACTATGATACTTCTCTATCTTCTTTTTTATATCATTAGCTTTTTGCTGAAATACATCTCTCTTTTCTTTAGCTTGATAGTATGATATTCTACCAGCGCTCCTCTCTCGCTCAATTCCAGATAATAGATTATTAATCTGCTGCACCTTATTATAATCATCGATAATATTATCATTATTATTAATATATTCATTATATACTTTCAACTCAGATAATACTTCCGCTACGTGACCTTTATCATGGTCAAGTTCTAGTTTAACAGCTTTAGACATTTCAATATATTCACTCTCACGCTTTCTACAAAACTCACAAGTAGGATCAAACTCACTATTTGTTGCTAACTTTTCTAACTTATGTTTTACTTGTAATTTTAACCGCTCTCGCTTTGATTCTAAAGTTGAAATATTACGCTTTGTATCATTATATATTGTATAGCGTTCGTTGACGTCATCAATGTTATACGATGATAAAATTTTATTAGCTTTTTTAATTTTTTCTTTATTAGCAGCTGCTATTTTTTCATCAGATTCAAGTCTAGAACTTATAGTATTTACTTGAGTTTCTAAATTTAATAACTCTAACTCTAATACATTTACATCATCAAGAGGTACTCTCTTATGTAAAGTCTTAGTCTTACTTAATATATCTTTTTGCACCGATTTAATCTTATCTTCTACGACTTGCTTCTCTTTTTGATATGCATTGTGCCGAATAGTATCTTTATCTAACTTGTCCTCTTCATCGATAAGTTGCTGTGAATAGTCTGTACTACCAAAATCTTTTAATAATGCTTGTACATCTCGTATTTCATCATTAGCAAGAGTATACAGTTGTTCAAATACTGTTATATCTAGAAATTGAGATAATAAATCCTTCTTCTCAAATTGCGACATATCTATAAACCCAGTATTATTATTTTGAACTGATAATGCTGTTAGAATGAAGTCTTCATATTCACCTAGATACCCTTTAATATTCTTATCCGTATCTCTCCGTTGCTCTCCATTTAATGATACATTATTACCTTCTTCATCTACATACCAAAAATCAACATCAACTCTAACTTTACCTTTCATCCAACCTTTGAGTATTCTCTTAGCTTTACGCTCTATAAAATAATCTGTACCATCTATTTCAAAATGTAGTTTACACTCAAACGTATTTTTAGTGTTATTCATTATATCTGCAGCAGATTTACCTCTACTACATCTATCGAATATACAAAATGTTAGTGAATCTAGTACTGCAGACTTACCTGCGTGATTAGGGGCAAATAATCCAATAACATCTTTAGCTTTTTCAAAGTTTATAGTATTTCCTCCACCATAACTAAACATATTAGAGAAATTAAATTGTCTCAGCTTCCAAGTAACATTTCGGGTAATATCTTCATTAAGTAATAAGTTATTTAGCGCTTTATTTATAGATTTAACTCGACGCATAATACTACCATCAATATCATGATTTTTTTCGATATAATCTTGTAAAAGTTTATTTTGATAGTTTACATCTCTAACATCTCGTGTTAATGCGCGCGATGTACTAGCTTGGCCCTTTATTTTGTCTTGTTTTATAGTAATTATATCATGTACACGGCATTTCTTCTTAATATCTTTTATAATACTCTTTAATTCCGCTTCTGTAGTGTTTGTTGTTCTAATTCTTAATCGCGGTTGCTTAGGTATATCATCAATATTTGGTAACACACCATTCTTTACATCAATAGTGTAAAAGCCATATTTATTTAATATATCTATATACTTAGGCTTACGTTTTGCTACATCCCATACAGCATATCCATGATACTTAAACGATTCACCAAAATTTTGTTGAATTAACGACCCAGGGTAGCATATTTTCTTCTCTTTATCAACATACTGGCGTTTATGTATATCCCCTAACAGAGATAAGTCATAGCCATCGAATAAATTAGCTGTATATTCTTCACCTGTCACTTCATATCCAATATCTGTTTTAGATGACTTTACTGGACCGTGAAATAATGCAATTTTTGTGTCTGCTTTAAATGTATCAGCTTTAATAAACTCTGATGGTGGGTCAAATATACTAAATACTGTAAAGTGTACGTTAGCTATATTATATACACCTGAATCTCTTAAATAGTGTAGCTGTGGATGATTTAAATTGTTGATAATAGGAGTCAATGCATCTAGTCTACTTGTATTATTTAGGTTTGCATCATGATTACCTGTTATAACTATCGTATGTCGTTTATCTGCTAATTTGCTTAAAAACTCAGATGTTATTGATATTAACTCTGGTGAAATATCTGTTTTATTATGTACAATATCACCACCGACATATATAATTGTATTTTCCGGTAAATCGTCTACACCTCTATATAACTCTTTGAATACTTGCCTATATTCTTGATGTCTTTGATAGTTTCTGATGTGAATATCTGCGATATGTAATATCTTGCTTAATTTATCAAATCCAACATCAATCTTCTTTATATTCAACTCATTATCCCCATCTTTCTCATCATTAAATTACTACCAGTTAGTGGACTTGTAGTATTGTATAGTTTTGTAAACTCTGGATATCCTAACTCACTAGGATCTGTATTTCCTAATTCTATAAGGTATACAGTTACACCATTATTAATAAAATATTGACATATATCTAATGCTTTCTCTCTAGCATCAGAATCTAGTCCTATATATACAGTTTTAACATTATTACTTATTATTGCTGATTTTAGTTTATCGAGAACAATTTTTCCAAACAATGGTACTGCATTTCTCTTCACTGCAATTGCATCAAATGCTCCTTCAACAATTGTTATAGGCTCACTCCAATTAATTAGTAATTCAAATCCAATAATATCTTTACTAACCTTCGGATTCTTATGTTTAAACGATGCGTCTTTATAATATGTTCTACCAGTAAAGAAGTTTAATTTACCGTCTACATCATAGCTAGGTATAATAATCATACCACCGTATTCACCAGTTTCACAGTATCCTATATTATATCTAACAATATCCTCTCTCGTAATACCTCGTGTTCTTAGATAATGTAGCGCATTTCTAAACTCGGGATTATTTTTATTACCATTAAGTATTAATTGGAATTCTGGTGGCAGCATTACTGTGGATTTATCTGCAGATTCTCGTACAGGAGTATAACTACCTACTTCTTTGTTTAAATCACCTATTTGAACTTTAGATGCATTTGCTTTTCTAAATAATGTATATAATTTGCGTCCTTTAGCATTACAAACCCAACAATGCCAGTATTGAGTTGATAAATCAATCTCTAACTTATGCTTATAGTGGTTGCAACATGGACACTTAAACGATACATTGTTTCCCGATGTCTTCTTAGACCGTCCTAACACAGTCTCTAGTATACTCAATAATCCCATGCTATAATATATGATTTTTCTACAAACTAAACAACTATATCGTTAATTTTTTTAGCTACACTTTCATCAAATCGAACTTTCGCAAATCTACGTGGACCTATACAGTCATTGTAGAAGTCTTTGTTAGCTGATACGTGAAATTTATGATGAATGTTTTCTTCTAAGTAATTAACTTGACCTTTAGTTTCACCCATTATTAAGATAGTAAACTCAAAATGATTCTTACCTAATTTTTGTATATCTTGTATTAGTGATTTAGATGAACCTTCATATATTGCCCAATCAGATTCTTTCCGTATAACTTTACGTCTCTTCTTACCTTTAACTTTAACACGACGAGTTGTCCCGAAATACTTTCGACCAATATACTTCTTACCTGTTTTCTTATTTTTTATTAAATAAACAAAACCGAAATATTCTTCTGGAGCTTTTTTTAGTATCTCCCCTTTATATAACCAATGACTCATATTATGTATCGAATTGAACGATGAATGTTATATCAAAATCTTTTGGACTCTTTACCGGTTGAGCTAACTTTCCTATAGCTAATAACTCGCTATTATCATTATATAATCCAATTGTCGTAATATACGGTGTAAAGTCAGAACTAGTAACGAAGCCTGCAGGTTGTTGATTATTTAAACTATTACCTTGACGTGCTGTCGGATTTAATGTCATATTATACTCACCATCTTCAACGGTACATTTATAAGAATGTGCTGTTATATCATGTGAACCTGAAAATGTAAGTGTATAATTACTTGCAGCTAATTCAGCATCTTGTGTACTAAAATTATCTGTTATTGTAATAATACCATGATTATAAAATACATTACCTACATATGGATGCGGTGTACCGTAGAAATGCATACTCTCTATAGGCCCTTTGCGGCTGAGTGAATCTATACTTGCTGGTGTACTATTTAATGCTTGGTTATAGATTGTAAACTCATCGATAGATGCTGATAATGGTTTAATGTATGCAGGGTTATATTTAACAGACGGGGTACTAGTTTCTTTAGATCCTATCTTTATTTGTTTATAACCTGCACGTTGTGCACCTATACATATATTAGTATGTGATATAATATCTATATTACTCAAAGGATCTGATCCGGTAGCCATAGCAACACTACTAGTGTTGTTTCCTACCCTCCACCAGGAGTATTCTGCATGGTTAGTTGTTGAACCACTATTTACTAAAAGCTGTAATTCAGATCCTGTTTTTTGAAATAGGACATGTGTCCAAACATCTTCTGATCCAGTTATATTATGAGATAAACTAGATGTTAGTAATGTTACATCATCATACTGGCCACGTCTCGCGTATATTTTACCGACAGCATCAGTACCGATACCATCATTTACGACGGATATCTCCCAAGGGATTATAGAGTTGTGACCTGGATTATCTATAAATCCTCTACTTGTAGCGATTACATTTTCAGTGTGAGATTCTAACGTGCGTTGTGTCCCTGGTAGTAATGGACCTGTAAAGCTTGATGATACACTCTGTGATGTAGGTATTTTAACCCAACAACTAATAGCAAAATCAGAATTCCAATTATCTATACCTGTGGTATTTTGTATTTCAATTACACTTTCTGAACCAGAATCTATAGATGCTGTACCTGATAGTTCTGCTGCACGATGAGTAAGAGGGTGATACGACAATTGAGTACTTAACTTTCTACCAAAACCAGATATAGTGTTTTGACATGTAGGATATCTATTTACATTCTCACCTTTCGATTTTAAAGTAGAAGGCAATGTATCTCCCACAGGGTTATCTCGCTCACTATCAAAAGATATATATATAAAAGTACTATCCGGATTAGGTGGCCAACCATATGTTAGCATGTGATAGGGGGGAAGGGTGTGATGTTTTTGAAGATAGTATGTACTTAATAAATTACCTTTTCCATCATCCCAAAAATCTATAGGTCCAACATCTAGATAAACACTACCGGGTACAATTCTATCACCATAAATGTTTGATGGTATTGAAAATACTTGTATATCAGATAATAACTCTCTATGCTGCTCACCCATAAATTCACTATCACTCGATATATGAGAATTGTTTGGGTCTGCATAATATAGATGATGTATTGAATCGAAAACTAAACGTTGATATATATCATTAGTTTTTAATCCAGGTGCTGTTTCGAATGAGGATGACGCGTATGATCCTGATAACGGAACAACACCATATGTAGTAGCTGTTTCATCAGTAATAGTCCACGACTTATGAGCAGTATACTTCTTTGCAGATGACTTCTTAGAATCAAGCGCCTTGTACGTAAACCTTGACATTTATAGCCTCCTAATAATCTAACTTAACTCGTACTGTAGCCTCTCGCTCAAAGTTTTTAAGCAACGGTTTACTTAATTTTGCAACTGCAACTAATTCGTTGGCATCGCTATATAGCCCGATTGTTGTAATGTATACCTGTGGATCACCTATCATAGATGTATGTCTAACTTGACCTGCTGATCCTGTTGTAAATGTATCATTGCTTGTGAAATTATATTTACTATTTTTAGCTCGTACAAAGTAGTGTGTAGATGATACATCTTCATCAGCTCTACCGGAGAAATAAGAGCCAGAGTTAATAGATAAAAATATCTTTTCATTTACCTCATCATAAGCATCCGCGCTATCACCACCGGTGAGCTTTAAACTTGATGTACCTTCATAGGTGTTACCTGTTGATGAGCTCAGTATTCTATCTCCATTTAAAGCTAATATACCAAGCTCTGGATATACTTTTCCGTAGTATTCATAAGCACTACCTGTCTCGTACAGAGTTGTACCTGATCCACTTACTATGTTATATACTTTATGACCATTTTCTGTTGTTCCACTAGATACAGTACTGTCGTCAATTAAACCTAGGTATTGTCCAGAAGTAAATGGATTACCAGCTGCAGCTGATCCTGATAATCTTAGTTCCCAATTACCTACGTCTACTTGCTCTTTAAATCGAGCTCTATTAAATGTGAAGAATATCATTCTATCACAATTATGATTATCAGTCATAGAGAATTTCGTAGTAGGTGTTGGATTTGCCACCAGTATATTTCTAAATTGACTATACACTGCTCGGGTAGGTTGAATACCTGTCGTTGCACCACTAGGTGTTGCAGATCCAGATCCTGCATAATGTCCGTATGATATTTGAAATTGTACTTCTGCTGATGCATCTGTAGTTACCTTATCATATACATCCCAGTAATATGTTCCGGCTGCTGATGCTGTTTGCGCAGATGATGTAAAAAATGAAGTTAGTGATGATGCTCCACCTGAAAATAGTGTAGATGTTACATTCTTTGCTACATTCCCTTCTACTATATCGTCCAATTCAAAATTAGTAAATGCTGTCATTTGTTATCCTTTATAGTACAGATTGTCCTGATGTTAATACAGTATCTGCGTTAACAGTTACTGGTATCGTTATAGATCCACCTGTTTCATTAGCTGTAATAGTTAATGTAGTTGTCTGTGTTGTTGTAATTGATCGAGCAGTTAATTGAGCTTTTAAAGCTGTAATAGTATGCGATGATTGATTACCATCAGGAGTGTGACTTACGTTTAATACATTACTATTAGCTGGTAATGTATCTGCTCCTAGTGATATAATATCCGCGTTTGAAATCGTGAATGTATATCCTAGCTGTGAGTTACCATCTGTTATATTACTTGTTTGTGGTGACAATACTGATGACTGACCTGGGGTAGTTAATACTACAGAAGATTCTGCTAATGTTACTATAGGTAGAATTTGTGTATTCTTCGGTAGTGTCATTAATTTAAACTTCAATGTCTGTGGATCGTTACTGAACGCTTCTAGCATTGGTAAGTTTTCAATAGCTTGACCATAGTAATTAGACCCTAAAGTATGATTTGGATCCCATAAATTATAATCTACCTCATCATCACCTAACGCAAATTTTGTTATATTCAGTTGACCTTTTGCAAGCAATTCTCTTCCTCGCTTTGTTAATACAGCATCAACTGTTACACTACTATTATCTAAATATCCCATTCTGTTACTCCATGTTTCGTTATATATTATAAATATACATTTTTAAAATTATCTTACTGTTATTTCAGATATTGGTCCACCTGACTGATTACCCCCTCGTTGTGTAGGGGACATAGCTGATGGACTACTTACGGTTAACCTATTTGGATTTGTTAATATAAACTCTACCACAGGTGCACCATCTATTGTATCAGGACTCGATTCATTAAAATCCGGTGAAGTCATTCTACAGCCGTATACTATAAGGTTCTCAAGGCCTCTGGAATACATATATTGTGGATGTGATCCTGATAATGATCCACTAAATGTACCTAAGTTTCTTTGTGCATCATTACTACCTGACACAAATGGTTGTACGCTAGAGCCAGTGTAGTTTCCGTATTGATACTCACTACCCTGTCTATATATATCATACGTAGGGTTACTAGCTCTAACTCCCGTGTTGATTGTAGTAGTATGTATTAAGAAATCTGTATTATTGAATGATTGTGATATATTACTTCCTACTACTGTTACACTAGATCCAATACTGCCTGTATGATACATATCTTCGAAAGACATAGATACATCAGTCTTAATCTTTACCCTCTCTAGTATAGTAGGTCGTATCACTACACCAACAGTTGCATCGGCTCGAGCAGGAAGTAGTGATTCAATCTGCTTAAATATTCCAGTGTTAAAGAATCCTAATAATCGTATGAAAGCCCATATATTATACTTGTTATCGTATTTTTTAAAGTATAAATTTTTCGTATCACGTAGTGATCTGTATTCTCCTTTGAATCTATCGCGAGGGTCACCGATGTAATCATCTAGAGAGAATCCGCCGAATTGCATTGCAATATCCATATCAATCTGATCTTGAGGTGATAGAGCAATAGAAATATCATCTGTATCTAAAGCGTTTGTGTCAAATGGTGATGTTTCAAAACTCATATCATGAGCTAAACTCGTTCCTTCCAAACTGTTACTTTCAATTCGTATTTTATTATCATGGGCTCTCGGACCGATACCTGTTGGTACACTAACGTAATATGTTTCTGATTTATTACTATACGGTGTAGAGTCAGGCCAGCCTACAAATGTTGCGTCAGTATCTTCACCAGAAGTGAACGGTAATCTATTATTAACATTAGGTAGTGATGATGTTGGCTGTAATACAGTTGTAGTTGAGTGATTATATGTTCGATTATCAGTACCTAATGGGTGTCTCATAATTAAATCATTATATCCCATTTGTACTGTATCACCTACTATTGATATTGGTGATAAGGCATGTTGGTGGAAAGCACTATCACCTATATATTCTGCCCAACCTCGAATTTCTTGCATTGAACCTGTGAATGGGTTGTACGTAGCATTACTATACCCTGATCCCGTACCTCCCCATAGCATGTTTCCTGCATTACCCCAAGCTGCATTATAGCTTAATGCATATGGTACACCAGCTGGTATAGCGGTTGCAGACCCGGTATGTGTTATACTATCAGCGTGTTCACCAATTTTAGCATAACGAATCTCAAACGTGGTAAGACCTGTATCGGTTGGGCCGTCTACATAGTCTTTAGTACCGAATGATACATTCCACCAATCATTATCGTAAAATGGAGCATAGTCTGTTGATATTACAGTTGATGATGTATTATTGAGCTTAAATACTAATCTACCATAATTACAGTAACTAGATGTAGCAGATGCGGAACTAGAGTGTTCTAATATAACTTCAAATCTACTAAAGCCGTCACCATCTACACCATCACTCGATGTTGCTTCAGTAGATACTAAATGCATACTTTGTGTTGTGTGTGTATCAAACCTAAATTCATACATCGATGGGTATCGATTAGTTGAAGTTTTCGTAAACGATGTACCCTCTTTATCAGCATCTACTTTTGTATGAGTTGTACTAATATGGCTCGATCCAGAGAAGTCTAATGCATATGAGAATTTTTCAATTTCACGTCGTGCATCTGCTACTCTCACAGGAGTTGGACCACCGTACTCCTGTATTTGTAGTATAGTATTTGGTATACCATAGGTATTGAGTAATGCTTTTATACCACGAGCTGTACCTTTAGTTTTAAGGAGATATGGGATGTTATTTACAATACGTTTCCAGGTTTGCTTCTCAATATCTTCATGTGAATATGACTCTTTCGTAACATATGTGGTACCTGAGTTGTAGCTTCCAGTTTCATCTGTACCTAATGCGTATTCCCATAGCTTACTGGTATCAAATCCAGATTGTAGATTCCAGCCAAATGACTTAGCAGTGTCATATATTAAATCCTTACTCATACCAGTATAGATAGACTCTCCTCTATCTGTAACTGATGTTATATGTGATATATAATTATAGAGTGTATCAAAATGTTGTCCAATCATATCTACAAATAGCACATAACTATCGCTATTGGAATCTTGTAAAATATGTAATGGTATTGTATTACGTAGTATACTAATGTTTGTATCATCATGTAGTGATGCAGATGTTAGTTGTGAGTTATACCATGTAACAGCTTCTGAACCAGTGGTGTGCATTTGAGTATATGGCTTTTCAGATGTATGCTTTGGCCATGTAGCAGCTGGGAATGTCCCATACGTATTAGTTTCCGTAGAATGTGATTCATAGTATAAATATTTCTCATACCCATCAAACCCGCTTATTACACCATCTCGCTTTGAATCATACATTGCTTTATTTTGAATAAATTCAGCTGAACCAGTCGCTTCAGTTTCATCTAATCCTGCTTGTACAGTAGTAACAACTCCAGACTGCGATGTATATTGCTCTATCAACTCTAGCTTATACTTAAAGTTTTTTAAGCGCTCAGCTGCGGAGCTAAAATGTACAAAGTTATCGTATGATCGGTAATCAATACTTAGTTCCGAGTCATCAGATCCGCTTATATACTTATCAATAACTCGCTGACTTGTTGCTGAATCAGAGCCAATGATGCTATCCCAAGTCTCAAACATTGTTGATCTAGAAGGCTTATCTTTAACATCAATAGCTTTAAAATGTGGACCTCGTAGTTGTGTAAATTCACTGAATAAATCTACTTCGAAGTCAACTATAACAGGAATACTATACGGTGATATTAAATCTCGTGTTATTTGTAGTTTATTACCAACCTTAACACTCTTAGGGAGTGGATCTACTAATCTAAATACTACATGGTCTAGACCTACTTCATCATCAAACTCAATACTCTGCCAATTTGTTGAAATTAGTGATATATTTTGCGATGTATTTTTTAGTATAGCTGGCCATATTACATCATAATCAAAATCACTCTGCTTAGGTGACGTATCACCCCATTCAGCAATAGAATTATTGAATTTTTGTAGTGTAGGCTTTACTCTAATTTCATGACGAGTTGATGATATCTCTTCTATCTGAACTGTACCAGTTTCAAGAATTTCATTTGTTTCTGAATCTTGAGTATATACATAATTTCTATACATACATACGCGTATGTCATACTGCCCATTTCCTAGACCTAACTTATCTCGAATAATAGATACTAAATTTAAATCTAAACTCGAATTAGTTATTGTCAATACTGGATCAGTGATATTAACAGTGACTGATCCAATTTTTTTATTTCTACTAAATGCTTCAAATAAAACGTAGTCTAGGTCTTGATTATTAGCTGCGCGCTGTAATGGTGCATATCGCATGTCGTTATGTATATCGTTACTTAGGTATACAATACTATTACCATCTACATATGCTGTTGGATCAGGATCAGGTGTATCCTTAGTAGTAGGCGATGTAGGTACATAGTTCGGATTAGGTGGATTAGGAGTATATCCAGCTGGTGGATTATCACCGCTCTCTGTATTTGTTTGCTTAGCCATTATCTATCCCCATCTTCACTACCTACGTTAATAATACCTAAATCTATAACATCATCTAAAGATGAATCTAAATCAATAGTATATTCATAATTTCTATAAAATCTACGTTTTTTTCGTTTCCAGCTTTTAACAATGTTAAAGTCTGTATATATTTCTAATGATAAAGGCCCGGGCGGCTTTTCAAAATAAAACGTATATGCACTTCTTATCCATTTATCTTCCACATAATCAAGTCTTCCTTGCTCAGCATAAACACCGTTTGGTATGTCTATTAGGTTACCGTTTTCATCTACAAGGTTATTTACCATCTGAACTCCATCAATTTTTATAGATGGTTTTCTATCGTTAAAGTTACGTTTTTTGTTTTTACCATTACCATAGTTATTCCAATGTATTTGAAACTTAACACGTCTAGGTTGATATCTAGGATCTTCTCTCCATTCAGCTTTACCTCTGTTTGAATCTATTGTAGGATTATAGCTAAAAAACCCTTGATATTTTGCAGATAAACTCTCTTCATCACCAAAATCATCAGAATCTTTTATCTCAAACATAATAGTTTGTGATAATGTACCGGCAGCGTTATTAATATCAACTGTTAATAATTTTTCAGCATCAGCTTTTTTTACATTAAAGAGTTGTAAATAATTACCTCTATGCACTTCTTGTCCATTTATCTTCCATATAATTGAATCGGGTAACACACGCTGAAAAATTGATTTCCATCCATCATGTCCATCAGCTGTAGATAAATTTGGGTCATAATGGCTTGTAGGATTATATATATAAAAAAGTGGATTATCGCCTGTATAAAATCTATATTTTGGATTTATTCCATATCTTGCAGGTCTATCATGAGCCCATCTTCTTGTCCAACCAGCGTGTACATCTTTTTCAGGATTAGTTGAGCCGCCTGATTCATATATATCATACCAATTAGCAACAATAAGTTTATTAACCCAATATCCTCTTCCATCAGGCTCTCTACCGCTTTCAGGTGGTTTATTAGGCAATGGTGGTGGTGTTGGTATTAACTCATATATAGTATCATCAATATGTTCTTGTAAGATATCATAATCTATTCCACGTGCTTCATTTAACCTACGAGCTATACCAGCGTTGGTAGGGGATGATGGTTCATCAGTCACAATAACTCTATCATTATGCAATAGCACATTTGATCCCCAACCATCTGCAACGTTATATGGATACGAAGTATCTATAGTCTCAGATTCACGGGAAGTTTGCTGTGCCTCGTTATTTGCTCCGCTAGTTGCCATTATCTATTAACCTTAAAGAGGGTTGGGCAAGTAAAATATTCTTGCTGGTTTGTGTACTGCCTATGGTCTACTCTAATTCCTATTTTATATAATCGTTCCGGTAGCAAGCTATTCATCCATAAATTAAAGTAATTTCCATTTATATCTACGCTTATCTTAGTATATAATGTATCAAAAGGTATTATAATCTCATCCGTAGATGCATCTATTATCGAATAATATGATGATGACGGTATATATTTAGGTGATGCTGATACACTAGCTGTAGTGTATGTCTTAGTAGGATATAATTCTCTAGCTAATAACTTAACTCTTACTTTCGCATGTTCGCTATATTCACTCTGTAGATTAGTATTAGATATAGTTATATTATCACTGTCAAGTGCTGTTAAGGACCCTGTATTAAAACTAGAGTCATCCCATTTAACTTCTAATCTAGGTGGATATATAGTATGCGTCTCGTTTGAGAAATACTTTAGTGATCCATACCTTATACCGTCTGTCTCTTGTGAGCCTGATCGTGTTATCAATATACCATTGTTTAAGTTTGATATACTACCACCGCTCCATGATCCAGTTATAATAGATGTAACATCCATATTTATATCACCGGATGTATTATTAAACGTTTGTGCTATCACAAACTCAGATGATGTGTAAGTAGAGCCACCAGCTGATCTCCATTCATTCCCTATTACGTAATCATCTTTATATACCCAGCTAACACCATTTTTAGTTACAGGGTCGTTTGTCGATCTACCTAACCCCATAGACCACGATTCTGATATTGGCATAGCTGCTAGCGTATATTCATATGGTACTTGATCTTGTGATACATTAAATACTTTTAAATAAAATTTCGGTGATTCTCCTAATGGACTTGCTATTTCACCAGAAGCTACAGATGCAGATATATCGGTAGTATCGAAATCTATTGCAATACGTGTATTGAATATATTTGGTGTATTAGATGCAGACACTATTTTAGTTAACTCTAGTATCTCATCTATACCACTGTTCATTGCTCCATTCTGCTCATATAATGTCGCATCTTTGGATGGAAATATTGAATATATCATATCACATTACCTTAATATGTCACTGCGCGACCTCGTATATCTGTATCTGGATACTTTATCTCAAATACAGATGGGTCTAATGACGGGTATATTACCCCTTTATGAGTTGCAGATTCGAATGAATAACTATTACCTGAATATCCGCTATCTACATCGTAATAGTTTATAAGTTGTACATCAATAACAGATTGTACACCATGTACATTAGCAATTGCTAAATATATATCTTTTATTATAATAGGTGTACTGAATGATATTTTATCTATACTAAATTTATCTTTAAGTGCTTGTACACATTTTAGTAATACTGCTTGTGAGTTTTGATTTGCTAAGCATGTTATCTCAAAATCAATACCAAAGTTTACGATATAACCATCTTTTATATTGATCGCATCTGTTAACATTCTATATTGCGATAGATATGTTTTTAGATTTTGTTTAGTACTTGTAGTTACTGGTGTTAAGTTTTTATTCTTATCATATCCGAGTACATACATGTTGACTGCTAATGGATTGTTTACAGGTATATTATCACTAGACAACTGTTCATCTGTTGCAATATACGCTTTAGTTATGTTACCAAACCTGCTAGGAGTAGATAAGGCTCGTATTATATAATCCTCTTTCGTAACCATCCTATTTTGTGTACCAAAATGAGCTAGTGCATTATTTTTAATTTCCTCTAACGATTCAACACTAGTACCTCCAGTTGCAGGTAGCGGATTATTTACTTCAAGGGAAGCGATAGCTGCGTTTTTTGCAATAACGGTTAAGTCCTTGGATGCATCAAATGTAGTTGTTTTTGATGTTACATTTGTTATCGTTTTACTCGATACATTAGCACTCAAACCATAACCAACAATATATGTAATAGTTAATGTAGTGTTTTGAGGTGACTGTCCATACGTATTAGTATATAAGAAGTTGGCTGGGTCGAATGATGTATCTAAGTTAGTTTTACCACCAGGTAGTGGGGAACCTATATTTGTAGGTGTAGGTATTATCTCTTCATCTGGGTTTGATGATATTCCAGAACCAAACTGTAACTCGATTTTATTATGCTCTGTCACACGTGTTATAAATCGACGCGACGTCTTTATTAACTTCAATATATATGGTGCTACAACTTTATCCGTTGATAAATTAGGATCCTGTGCTTCTGTATTTACAGACTCACCGAATATTGTATCTTGAGCTAAATATGGAACTTCATACCATGTATTACCATCACTATCTATTACAGATTGAATACCTACTATATTAGCATCATCAACTAATACTTTAAAGTACGGAACTCCACTACCTACCGTGACTGTTTTAGTTCGCAACTCACCGCTAATGACAGGTGTTGATTTTTTTAATAAATACTTTTCTGGTTGACCTGTCGTTGAATTGATTTGGTATACAGATACATCTGTAGGGGATACTGAGCTTGATTGATTAAAATCTACTGGCTCTAATGTTCTAAACATAATATTGTTTGATGTATTAAGCTGTGCTCCTGCTTCGAGGGTAAACGCATAATCATAATCAGGCTTCGATGATGCACCTGTACCTGTACTAGGTATAAGTTGAAATACATCAACACTAGCGTTAGCTGATGATGCTAATTTTGGTTTATAACCGAAGGTCTGTGCGATATTATATATATTTTTTGTTTCTTGTGCATGCTGGAGCATGGTCTCTTTCATCGCATAATCTGTATAGTACGATAACACATCTCCAACATAAGATGCTAATTCAATGAACATCATACCTGGAGATGATTCATTAAAGTCATTATATGTTTTCGGAAAATAATTTTTAGTAAATTCAACGAGATTTGATCTAAATTCAGAGAAATCTTTATTGATGTACTTTACGTCTTTTGTTACTTTAGTCATTATTACACCTTAACACTCATACTTAAAATCTTATTAATATCTAATTCTTTAACTTCATAACTAATTAATATATTTGCTGTATTATTATCAAATGTAACAGCAGCATCTAGTACAGTTACATATGGCATCCATTCTGCAATAGATTCTCTAACTGCCTCTAATGCTACTAATGATAAATCCCCCTCTATAGCAGGTTCATATAATATTTGATAGAGTCCACATCCAAATGTAGGATGCATTACTCGCTCACCTTTCATAGTCAATACTAAATTCTTTAGATTAGAATGTATCTGATCTTCTGTTGTATAGTTTAACTTAAACCCACCTACATCAGAATTCATAGGTAATCCTACACCGATAGCTATATCGTCTTTAAAATCTAACGGATTTATCTTTTTATTTGGCATATCTTATTTATCAAATCTCTTTACTAGTTCTCTATAATCACGTGTTAATGCTTTCATTACATCTGGTGTTACTTTACTCGGATTCATCGGTGCACCGCTAATATCTTTATCGGGTATAGGATTACTTTGCTGCATTGAAGTAAATCCTGCTCGTGCATCCGATGCATTAAATGTCTTCAATGTATCGTAATTTGTTGACTGAACTGTTTCGTTAAGTATATCATTTAATGCAGAATTCTGTGTATACTTTTTAGATTTAGTACGTGTCTGTGGAGTAGGTGTATTATTAGACTCTGTTAATAAACTACGAATCTCCTTCTTCACTTCTTCTTTCACTAATTTACGGATTATCTGTGCTAATTGTTTTGATTTCATATATCCTCCTCAGGTATCATATAATAAATATATGAAAGTTATAATTACTGTTTCATATTATCTAACTTATTTTTAACTTGTTGCAACTGACTCTTAATTGTACTCGCTTGTGTAGCTATCTGTGAAAAATTTGGTGCATTGGATGGTGGAGATGTTGGTGCACCTAGGTTACCAATGTGTGTTGAAGTAGCAGAATTTAGCCCCTGCTGATACACTTGCTCTGATAGCTGAATTACAAGAGTAGATAATTCTGTTAGCTGATCTACTAAGGTAGTTACATCTATTGCCCATTTATCAGTTGATATACCAACATCTTTAGCACTTGATAGTATGATACTATCTTCTTGACTATATAGCATCAATCTATCACTAGTTACAACAATTTGATTTTCATTATATAGATCCGGCTTTGTGTATGATGATGGTATTTGACTTTTAAGCACTATAGGTAGTGTTTGACCAGATGTTAAGTATATTGAAGAGAAATCTGTATCTAAATTTTCGATTTGTGATACACCTGAGCGAATTGCTATAATAGGTAATCCTTCATCACTATCTGCATTCCAAGGTGTATTCACTGATTCCCATTTACTTCCAAAGCGAATACTCTGACCGCTTCTTCCTTGTATGATGGTATCACCTTCATGTATGTTGAGAGATCGTAAAGCGGGGGATGGTATAAACGTCTTTCCATGATACAGGTCGGAAGTATCTTGCTGAAATACTCGCTTAGCAGCATTACCCATGTGATTAACAAATCCACGGTTAGATAATGATGTCATATAATACCACTTACCAGTTGTACTATCCTTTATTAATGATACTCGTTCGTTTGGTAATGGTAGTGATATAAAGTGTGGTGACATACATGAGGCAACTTTATTCGTAAATGTACCATCTTCATTTTTTACAGCAACTAAAATATCTCCAATACTCCTCCCGTTTTGAGATATAACATCAATAACAGATCCTAAAGTTACAGGATTAGCTACAGGTGTATCGATTATCCTAGATTGATCTCTATCTACTCTAGATTTCGATTTATATTTATTTACGTACTTTGACACTACTACCTACTTTCTCTACTTCTTCCATTAACTGACGCTTCTCTTGCTCTGTTAACATCAATCCACCTTCTCCACCTACTGATCTATTCTGTGCCTTCTGAACAATAGCTGCCATTTTAATTAAAGCTTCATCATTCTTTACAGCAATTTCCATATAATCTTTAATTAAAGGAACAATAATTATTGCGTCTCCAATATTCTTAATCATTGGTTTTAATTCTGTAATTAAGATTTGTATCTGCGCTTCTTTCTTTTTAGAATTATTATATATGTCTTCTAATAAGCTTTCAAATGACTTACCTTTAAATATTTCTTGTGACTCTTCACTCATATTTACTCCTTATATATAAATATACAAATAAAAAAAAGCGCTATAAATAGCGCTTTTCCTTTATTACTTATCATTCAAAAACTATTTCTTCGTAAAGAATGATACAACCAGTACTAATACGACTAGTCCAACAAATCCACCTTCACCTAAGCGATTGATGAGATTTGTAAGATTAGCAACCACATCCATACCGAATATAGTACCACCAGTTAAGACGTTCCACAGAATTGTTACTGGAATTGCTGCCATAAAAATAGCACCTAATCCACCAAAAAATCCTGTAACATACTTAATTACTGAATCCATAATTATCTCCTTCTTTTTAAATTAGTTATTGGGCAATATTACCCATTAGGAAGCTCGCTTATTATAAACTTAGAATCTAAACCCGAACCCTAAACCTAGGTTCGTAGTTTGCATCTCCGTATCATAAACGATTTTTGGGTCTACATATACACCTTCGCGTAATGTAAACATTTTACCAACACCGATACTCATGTCCTGAGTATCCAAATTTAAGTTAGATTCTAGGCATGCGAAATATCCTCTAAAGAAATATCTCACATTCACATCTACATTCATAGATTCGTCAGCTACTTGTGAAACAGATGCTCCTAATACTAATGCGTCTGTCACTGCATATCCAACTGTAGGTGTTACTGACCACTCAGTCCAAGCAACGTTTGCAACATCACCAGTACCAACGTACCAGTCACCTTTTGTTTGTGCTTGTGTCGCCATTAATGACGCACATGCTAATGTAATTGTTAAAATTAACTTTCTCATAAATTTTCTCCTCTTGTTTAGTTAAGCCATTATTGGCTAGTTAAGGAGCCTCCTAATTTATCTACATTTGTAGATTGAGTATAATCTACTATACTCATCTTTCAATATATTAACAACTCGAGTAATGTATTGTGTTTTAACATCTACCATCTCTCGAACCATAATATACAAAGCTTTTTTATTATATGTTTCTATATTGTGACAATTTGAAAATATCTCTAATAAAGCATAAGCGATCGGTATATCTCTCTTATACTTAATAATAGTATCGATATTATCTGTGCAGTGTGTTATAAATAAATGAAAGAAATCCTGTGTTTCAGATAATGTTTCCTCTCGTATAACCTCATTAACAACACTTCGTTTATTATCTATTTCTAATATAGGTGCTTTGGATTTTTTACGATTATAATGCTTATAATTATTCTGAATAAGATAATTTTTCGCAACAATGCTAAAGTAAGAAAATGCTTTTCCTTTACCTTGAGTATACTTAGGTAACTTCTCTAATATAAAGGCTATTACCTCATATTGAACATCTTGAGTAGGTGCATTAAAGTGATAAAACTTATACCTATGTATTAAGCTCTCTGTCATTTTAAATAGCGGGTGATGTATATATTCATTAAACACTTTATTGCGTAATATATCATCCGACTCTGTATTATATGCGATGATTGCATCCTCCGTATCCTGTGTAAAATACATCTTATTTTTCCTAGGGCGACCTCGTTTCCGCTTAACACCTTCATGCTGTGTAAGTAGTTGACGCTGCAACTCTTCTTCACGCTTTTTCTCTAGATTAGCATAAAACTCTGTGACAGGAGATAATCTACTCATTCATATCTCCTTGTAGTGCTACACTTGCAACTTCTAATGTATCACGTAATTGCGTAAACACAGCTCCAGTCTCATCATCTGATTCGAAAATACCTCTATCATCTATTTCCTGCATCTTCTTATAAGTATTTTCTAATGACTCATATAATATTATATTAGTAGTTGTTACATCTTTATAAGCATCTTCTATACCCTCTATCTTACGGAGTAAATTCCATATAACAAGTAAACATACAAGCGTCACCACACATAGTATAATTGTTAATATCATTTACTATCTCCGAATAAATCCTTAAACAACTCTGTCGCTGATTCAGATGAATTACTAATAGTTTTATGACTCGACTTCCTAACCTTACGTTTTGATTCTACCACAGCAGTTGTATCTGAATACTTCCAATTCTCATACTCTATCTGTGATGCCATATGATCAGCATGATGTAGTATAATAGGTAGATTAATTCTCATTCTTGATTCCGGTCTAAATGCTACGAAGTAAGGTTTATTAGCTTCATCATACATACCATCGTGTAGCTTAATACCCATCATCTCATTCTGCGTGAACTTAATACCGAACTCTTGTAATAGTAGTAAAGATCGATCTGGTACAGACATAAAAGGTATTGCTGGATTTATCTCATAAATCTTACCTTGATTTTTTCTATGCCAATCAGATGGATTAGGTTTATACATCTCCAACTCTTGTGTACCTACCTTACCTAAATCATGATTAAGAGCAGCAAACATTAACTCTTCGCGAGTGTATCCTGTACAATTTGATCCGAGTGCTTGCCAGTTTTCATATACAGCATTAGCGCAATCCATTACACGTAATACATGATCAACATATCCACCTGCAAAGCAGTTATGGTAATGCTCGAAACTAGAAGCCGGCATTAACATCATTCTATCTTGAAAGAAGTTATACATCTTTATTAAAGAATCCTTCCTCTCACCTGTAAACTCAACGTCGATTACTTCCATTAAGTTTTCCCAATTACGGGCTATTTCATTTTCATTTAACATACTAACCTAGTAATAATTTTAATTGTGCGGGATTACCTCTCTCTCCATCTACTCCAAACTCACGTGTGATATTAACATCACTGTATCCCATTGCTTGTGCCAATCGCTTACAACATCTTTTAAACTCTCCAATCTCAAGATTAGACTCAAGTTCAAAAACAATACGAACTGGCTCTCGTACTGTATTCATCTCTTCTATATTACATCGCTCAAAAATAAGTTTATTCATTATGTCTCCTATCCTATTATATTCTATAATATAAGAAAATAATTTAATACATACAACTTATTTAATAACTCTCTGTAACTTCTTAATTTCTGATGTAAGTCGCCGTTGATCCTTTTTAAATTTGGCTTTTGATAATTGTTTTTTGAGACTATGAATCTTAGATAATGTCTCATTATATAACTGCGCCTTCTGACCTTTACTTAGTTTAGGTTTCTTTGGCTTTTGCTTTACTGTAGTTGGTTTTAATGTTCCCTTCAATTTAGGTTGCTCAACACCTCTATGATAAACTGTTCCGTCTTTATGCACGTACTCTTTCATAAATTTCCAACCTCTAGGCTTACCACTTGGTACATATCTAGTAGCTGGTGTAAATGGGAATTGTTTATTATAATCTTCTCTAACACATACGTCGCATTTAATTCCTGTTGTATTCTCACAAACTTGATTCATTGCGCCGCAGCATTTACATTCCATAAACCTAACACCGTTCTTATATTCAGTGTAATATTCAATTGACTTCTTCATATATTAATATATATATCGTTTTTTAAAAATACAGGTAGGTTTTTATTACTTAATTATAACCGTTTTTGGTAAACAATCCTCTGATGTAGGGATTGTTAATGTTAATAACCCAGCCTCCATGTGAGCTTCTATAGCAGTTAAGTCGTATTTTGGACTTATCTTCCATCCCATATCAAAGCTTTTTCTTGTAATACCTTTATGTATATACTCACAAGCATCGATATCTGATGGATTAGATTCAATAGATGGCTTCTTATATACAACTTTAAGTAAGTTACCCTCAGTTGTAATGTCAATATCTTTTTTCTTTAACCCAACACATGCAATATCAAAACAGAGACATTCATCTCCCATTTTAATATCAACTGGATAATTTGGTTTATTCTCTACATATGATTCAAACATAGAGTTGTTATCGAAAAAGTTTCTGAAAAGTAGATCCGTCGGAAAGACGCGTTCATTCAAGATTGTTGTCATAGTAATCTCCTTAGATGATTTTAATTAATTTATATTTTCTAAAATAATAATAATAGTAATAAACCTACCTGTATTTATATACTACCTTCGTTTATATTAAATACATAACTATGTATTGTAACACCGTCATGCTTTTTTATTCTATGCTCCCATGTTATGTCACCACCTACTAATCGATCTTTAAACTTATCTAATGCTTGTAAACTAGATGAACTAATAGCGATATATCCTTCTAATATTTCAACTACTGGTGATGGATACGTATCAGTACTCTTAGTATCTAACTCAACGTCTCCCTGTATATACTGACCAAATAAATCTAACTGTGTGGGTGAGAGAGAACTGATATAGTCAACTATATCCTGTAAATTAGATATATCTGTAGATGTTTTTAGTGAATTATGCTCCTTCTCTACTACATCAAATACTTCTGATAACATGTCAGGGTGCACCGCTTTATGGAAGTCTGATAACTCTTCTTGAGTATAGTCAAATAACTGATCATACATCTTACCATTTAGTAAGCAGAACGGATCTATGTTACTGATTGTACTCATATGCATACCTCTTAATACGTTAACCTACCACCTCCAGAGCTTTAACGGCGTGCTCTTCCAACCGTTGGATCAGAGTGCTCTGTTAAGCAGCCATCGCCATGTGAACTGTTTCGCCAGTTATACGTAACCTTCCTTCTATCCTTATCTCTCTGTCAATACCAGTCATCCCCATTTTGTAATAATACTTAGTAGTGGAGATGCCGGGAATCGAACCCGGGTCCAAAAGAGCAGCTAATAAAAGTATTAGCGGTCATTAATAAATATCTATTTCTCAGTGAAAATCTTATTTAATCGCTGATGTTTTTTATAAACTTCATTCAGATATCTTAAATCATCGTCTTGAATTATATCAGTCGCTGATATAGCTGCCTTTATATTAAACACAAACTTACTATCTAACTGATACTCAGTCCAATCAAAGTGACTAGTACCACTACGCTTCACGATACTAATATTATCACCTATTAAAGCAGTTATTATATCTATCTTTTCATATACCTTCTGCTTCTGATATATATCAGAGCCTGGGTTCATAAAAGTATCTATAATAGTATTAACACGACTTGCTTCTTCAGGATTACGCTTTGCTAGATCCTTTAACTGATCTGCTTGCTCCACCTTTCTTAGAAGGTCGTCTGCTAGACTTGTAACCTTTTTTTCTTTTTGCTTGTTTCGCATTATCTTCTAATCCACTAATATAATTCTTCAGATATGATCTTTGTATTATAAGATCACTAACTTGACCTTTAGTCCATAAATAGGTAGTGAGGCTACCGATGATTGCTCCGAATATAAATATCCCTATTAATTCCATATTACTTAATCCTTTTTATTTTTTACAGATTAATCTTTATTAATCATGTAAACAATTATTAATTGATTTATAATATAATGAATATTTTACAATTAATCAACTATTTACATGATTATTTTCAGATTATTTTTTACTAGATCTTCCAGCCATTATCTGATCTACCTAATCGGGTACCGACATTATAGGAATATTTAGCATCCTCTAAAGTCTCGATCAACTTATTACACTCAGTGAAAGTCAACTCAACCACTTTACCTCCGATAAGTAATTTACCGATTACTGGTTGTTTTGCTTCACCCACAGGCACGCGATTCCACATATGTTCAAATGACATAGTGTTCCACACTTTACCGTATTTTGCAGGGTTGAACTTTGGGCGATCTGTACTCATCGGTCTTTCGACATCTTTTGCTTTGTAAGCCATATATATAAATTTAATTGATTACGTTGTTAATTATGCAGTAGGTTGTAATTTAAATAACACTGCGCACTTCTCATACTCTTCTCGTTCTTGATAGAACTCGAGCATCTTCCTAATTAATTTTTTCTGTTGGTATTCATCATCTGGAAAAATTATATCTACACCTTCTGTAGTTACAGTTTTATACATATCCTCTATTAAGCAAACTAACAGCTTGTCAGTAAAGACCTGTAGTTGATCTAATGATATTTTCTTACCGTTTATATACATATTTAATTAGGTAATTCATTTAATATTTCTTGCTCTATACCTCTCCACACATCTGATATATCATAACTATCACTAATACCATGATACATCTCTACTATAACACCGCTAAACATATCACTGTAAAACAGTGCGTCTGCCCCTCGTAGATGCGTTTTAACACCATCAATTCCGGATTGACTATACTGTGCTAAGATACTCTCTTTACTAATGTAACGCTTGTGAAAACTCATAACTCTACCTCCTATTATAAATATATAATTAACACTTCTTAAGCAACTTTTGAAGTTGCATAAGTAGCGTTATCTTTATTATAGTTATTAGTAAAGCCAACCATCTCATGCTCGATAGCTGGTACCATTCCTGCTTCATGCATCTCTTGATACATCTCATGCATTCTCCAGTTTTCAGCATCCTCAACAGTTGTTTTAATATCATTTGATACATCTAAGATAGAGAATCCAGAACCAAATCCTGAATAGCAAATAGCTTTTTGAAAAGCTTCAACATCAAAGGATTTAAATTTAATATCTTTAATAGTGTGCCAATCATAGTCCCACTCCTCTATACCAACAAACGCATTCCAAATTTTAGTCCATTCATTCAGAATATTAATCTTCATGATAGCTGAAACTTGATTGTTGTGATCGTACATTAAAGTTGAGTGAGGGGTTGTGATTTCGATTCCGTATTGGAAGATTGGAGTTTTTTTAGCTCGTGCCATAATTTGTTAATTGTTAATTGTTA